AATCTATTTCTATAATATAGAAAATAATATAGAAAATAATATAGAAAATAATATAGAAAATAATATAGAAAATAATATAGATAATAATATTTAATTTACATTATTTGTTGTCTTTCATTCCATTTATCTAAAATATCTTGTGATAATACTACCGAATTATGTTTCATATATACTTGCGGATTTAAATAGAATGCTTGATTCGTGCTGGATGGACCGGTTGGATAAGCGGTTTTTGAATATTTATTATTATACGATATGGTTGAACGAACTTTAAACAATTTTTGTTCATTCTTACTTCCGACTCTATAATTGTATTTTTCACCAGTTATAGCATCAACAATTTGTGTTCCTACCACATCTGAATAATATGTCTTTTGAAGTGGTTCGTTAATTTCATTCATTGAATAATACGTCTTTTTTAATGGTTCATTGATTTCATTGTTTGATACATCGTATACGGTTCTGTCAGTGAAGTTGGCGGACATCATCTTTATTATATTTATTATATTTTTAAATTGAAATAGTTTCAATTTTTTTTTCAATTCTTTTTTTCAATTCTTTTCTGCAATTCTTTTCTCCAATTCTTTTATAAATATATCTTTTTTTATGATATTTTCTTTTAATTTTTGAATAATGAATGCTTGTTCTCTTACATTATTTATGGTTTGTTTGGTTGTTAAAACTTCTGACTGACCATTGATTTGACTGGCAATTTCTTCTTCACGTAATTTCATTTCTTCTTTTTTTTTTTGTATTATTAATTCTCTTTCGCGGGCAAGTATTGCTATTTGTTTTAATACGTCTGGCTTCATGGATGGCAGGCCTGGTTCATAATCTTTAAGTTGAATTTCAATATCATGCATAAAAAAATTATACAATTCTTTATCTTTTACAAACTCTTCCACTGTTTTGTCTGATTTTTTTACATATTTTGGATGGGGATTCTCTAGTAATGTTTTTTTATCAAATGTATTATGGTCATGTGAAAATACTAAAATTGTTTTTTTGGGTTCTAATTGGACAAATGGTACCGTATAATTTTTTAAAAATGCTTTTTCTTCCGCTAAGGCCTCCGTATCATTATATCTATGAGTCTTCAATAATTCGCGTTTAAACGCAAATGTGCCTGCGGTTGCATGATTTGGTCCATATGGGCCAAATTGAAACATCTGATTTATGTGTTTAAAATATATATATATTTCACTTGCGCCGGCACAAAGCGCTTTTGGATGCGATTGTAACATAGTGACTGCGTGCATTATTCTATCTGGTGGATAATAATCATCGTCATCCATATAAACCAATATATCACCTTTAGATTTATCGTGCATTAGATTACGTTTTTGTCCCAATGGCATTTTTATATCATACTTATAATATTTTACATTTGCTATATGACATACCAGTTCTTCTATTTTATCGGTTCCATCATCAATAATAATCCATTCAATTTTATCTTTTGGGTATGTTTGATGATTAAAACATTTTATAAGAGACTCTATAAATGGTCGTCTATTAAATGTTGGCGTACATACACTTACCAATGGTAATTTGTCTATTTTTTTTAATTTATTTTTATTTCCCATATTATTATTATCCATATTTTTTTAAATCTTATTAATTACAATTAATATCTGAAGCGGGTTGTTTGGAAGGATGATTTGTGGTACAACGATATAAATGCTGTATTAATTTAAATGACCAGCATAAAATTGGAATACTACTGCATATGATTTTTATAGATAGATCCTGCATCGACGCTAGTGGATTAAAATTAATAATAAACTGACACCATAACGCAATAGTTATACCCCCAACTATAAAACCTATCGAGATTGAATTGTCTTTGCGCGTTTGTTTAAACTCCGTATTATTTTCTAACCAAGGCTGTATTAACATTATAAAAAATAATTTTAGCGTGTTAAATATTGATATTATTACATTTGATGTAATAATTAAAACGCATGACAAGACCGCTAGAAAAAATGATATAGAATTAGCCATTTCTAAAAAATTTACGGATTGATTAATTCCCAGACTAAATAGTGAATACCAAAATATAAATGGTAATAATATTACACAAAATAATAAAACTATAAAAAAATAACACCAACAGTCCGGTATATTTAGTTTTTGTATCTCTCCAAATATATCTCGAATACGTTTGTGTAATTTTGTTTGGGTTTGGGCTAATGAACTTATTAACCAGTCTAAGTATATTCTTGAACCTTCGCCGGCACTACCGTCGCCAGGATATTGCCCGCTATACCATTTATACGGTATAGGGACGCGTGAGCAAGTTTTGGTGTCATTCGAATCGGTGTTACCCAACCCAAATGCTGCCTCAAGTGCTTTTTCCATAGTGTGGCAAGGAGTTTTACGAGAAGTTCCATACGGAAGTTTCGAACAGTCTACTGGTAATTTTTTATTTAACTGTTCTGGAGTTGCATTTTTATAATAAATTAGAGAGATATTTGCGATTGATAAAAATATTGCGATTGCTAGACCCCCCAAACACCAATAAAAAAAAACTAATAATGATGGCGGGGTAATTATTTTTGCATCGGTATCTTCTTTTGTTTTAGCATCGGTCGGCGTATCATTCTCCGTATCCGCGTTAGTTCCACCTAATCCATTATCCCCTAGGTTCATCTTATTAAATGAAAAATCGTCTATTAATGTCATATATATTATTATTATTATATTTTAGATATTTAGACATTTTATTTATAATATCAGTGTAATACTATAAATCGCCAGCAATAACTTGTGAATAAAAAAAATTATAAATAGTATTTCTTCATAATTATCTAAAATGATTAAAATCTAAGGAAGCTTCACCGTTTTCGATAGTTAATTGATTATATGTTTCTTCAAATAATTTTAAATTATAATTTAAATAATTAATTTGCCAATTTGTTTTATTATACCCATACTGATTATCCGATATATCACATATTGGTATTATTCCTACCTGAGAAATATTTGTATTTGGTAATAAGGCAAAAATATCACATTCAAAATCGATATGATTGTTATGTATTAGATTCATCGCACCGTGTGGTTCTATTTCGTATGGAGAACTATTTAGAGAAAAATTATATGAATATAAGCCTTCGGTATATCCACCACTATTTCTTAAAAATTGCTCAACGGTATTATAATAGTTCGCAGCAAGTTTTTCTTCTCTATATTTCCCATCGAATAATACGGCCCATTGATTTAATATGCTATTATGGTTGTCTCTATAAGGACCCGTTATATATGGAAATATGCCTTTACTATTTGTAAAATTATAAGTAAACGGAAAATAAGGAGGGCTGGTATCCATTCCTGGACCGACGTGTACGTTTCCAATGGTATAATCACACGGTTGATAATTAAAACTTGAATCAATCGTGTAATTGTTATATAAAAAATTATTGGGTAACATATTTGCGGTTGTAAGTTCAAACATTTGTGGTTCTTCATTAAATGTTTGGTCTGGATTTGAAGTGTTATATTGATTGATTTGATATAACAAATCCTGCTGTGTGGTATCTTCTAGTTTTTTATAAAATAATGATTGTAATGTAATTTCTTGTTCTCCTTTATATTTCCAATTTGAATAATTGCCCCATTGATTTCTTAAATATACATCGGTTCTTTGCAAAAACCATGTCCAATTTAATACCATATTATTTGACATAAATCTATGTATGGTAGTTCTATTTTGACTTGAGTTCTCAAATATTATTGAATGAAATTGTTTTATTATATATTTTTGCGAAGAACTTTTAAACACTCTTTGTTCTTCTTCTTCCAAATAAACATACGTTGAACATAATCTTGGATTGACAGACCAATTTCCCGGCGATTTATATTTTGCTGCCAATTGCACGCTGAGTGTCGTTTGTAAAGCCGCTTGTTGAACCAATGCCTGATTTATACTAGCATATTGTGTCGTAAACATATATAATTGATATAGCGAGTCTGTCGTATTTATTGTACTTATAAATGGA